ATTTTTTCGATATGTTGAATGAACAAATACTAAGAGACGAAATGGAGAAAGATCCTTATTTTCAAATGGAACAAGAAAAAAGAAAACGTCAATATTATCAAATTCCTGATCTTCGTCCTGCTGGAGGTATTATGAATGTTCCTTCTCCTAACTTTTCTCAAGAAAATAACTTGAAACCTGCTGGGATTTTGTCTATAAACAAAGTCTATGATATCTAAAATTAAACAATTTATACTTAAACTATTCAAGAAAGGGGAACCCGATGAACATGAAAAGCATTGGGGTATAGGAGCATGATTAATATTACAGATTCACTGAAAGATAGGGTTCGTCTTAACGAAGGCGTAAGAACTCAAATGTATTTAGATTCACTAGGCAAAGCCACGATTGGTATAGGCCATCTTATTCAGCCTCACGAACGAGAAAGATACGCCGAAGGTGTAGAAATCTCCATGGAAGAAGTCGAAGAACTATTTGATTTAGACTTGAATAGAGCTGCTGCGGGGGCTGACCTTTTAATTGATGAATGTGTGGGACACGATTTACCACAAAATGTAGAAGAAGTAATTTTAGAAATGGTTTTTCAACTGGGGACCAGTGGTGTTCGTAAGTTCTCCAAGATGTGGAAAGCAATGAGAGTTAAGGATTGGGAGAAAGCAGCCGCAGAAATGAAGGATTCTAGGTGGCATTCTCAGACACCAAAAAGATGTGAACATCTTGCAGAAATCGTTGCAAATACCGTTAAACTAACATAGGATTAAGTCATGGGTAAAACAGAAGAAAAATTAACTCTTCAAGCTATGGAGCGAGAGCGTAAAAAGCGTGAAGCTAAAGGCAAAAAGAAAATTTCATATAGATATGATCACATCAAAGACCTTGACAAAGAGGTAAGAGAAATCAAAATGAAAAAAGGAGGTTCCGTGAAAAAGAAAAGTTTTCCAGATTTAAATAAAGATGGCAAAGTTACCAAGAAAGATGTTCTTATTGGTAGAGGTGTTATCAAGAAAAAAGACGGTGGCGGTGTTGCACGTGGCATGGGAGCTGCAACTCAAGGCGGTAAATTTAAAGGCGTATTTTAATGGCTAAGAATCCCGATGAAACAGCTATTATGCAAAAGATAGCCGAGCTAAGACAAATTTTAAGAGATACGGATCCAGATGATCCTAGCTATGAGACATATAATTCTGACTTAGAAGACGCTATTCGTGATTTAGGAATGTATGATGACATGGCTTCAGGAGCAAAAAATTAATCATGAGTATCGTAGGTTCAGCATTAAGAGGTTTTGGTAAAGCCTTAGGTAAAATTGGAAAAAAAACATCTAAGATTTCTGATAAAACTGTAGGTAATATAACTATGGGTGCTATCGGAGCAGGAGTTGTTGGAGCTGGTGAACTTGCAAAAAGAAAGAAGAAAAAACCTGTAAGACGTCAAAATAAGTATGTACCTAAAGGCGGAAATAAATATCCTTAACTAATCCACTCTTTTAATTCATCACCCATCACTTGACTGGCTATGTCAACTTTGTTTTTCAAGGCAGTTAATATTTTATCATCAACCGTTCCCTGGCAAACAAAGTCAACATAAGTCACTTTATTCTTCTGGCCAATTCTGTGTGCACGATCCTCACTTTGTAATCTTATTTCAAGATCATAATTGTTTGAAAAGTAGACAACAGTACAAGAGGCAGTAAGAGTGATTCCATATCCACCAGTCTTAGGGTTCGCAACAAGGTACGTAAGATCGCTTGTTTGAGATTGAAAATCTCGCACCAGATCCAAGCGTACTTGATTTTCTGTATCACCATAAAAAGCTGCAGCCTTAGTATCATTATATTTCTCCTTTAGTTTGTTAGTTATCGTTTTGATGTTATGTCTATAGGTAGCCCAGATGATAACTTTACCATCTATTTCCTCCAGAACATCCAACAATTCATCGTAACGTTTATTAGGCAGGTCGTGGATTTCACCATTATCATTAATAGTGAATCCACAACATACCTGGTGCAACTTAACGATCTGTGAGAGCCGGTTCACAGACGTGGTTGTTTTGTCATTGAAAACAAACATAGCGTTTCTTCTCAATGATTCATACGCTACGAGCTGTTCCTTACTCATAGGTATAAATCTCTTTGTATAAAGTTTAGGTGGCAAGTCCGTACACTCTTCTTTCTTGACACGGAATGCAGCAGAAAAAATCTTCTGTTCTAATTCATCTAAACGTTGATAGCCTGTAATTAAAGGAAAGTGACGACCACCTGATGTCGGTCGATTAATAATCTTGGCATAACGAGCACGAAATGCATAAAAGTTCGACTGACCAAGAATCTTTGGATCAAGAAAAACAAACTGAGTATAAATATCTAAAGGTGATTTGGTAACAGGTGTTCCGGTTAAAATTCTTTTATAACCTATGTCTTTGGTTAATTTAATTAAACTTTTGGTACGTTTAGCATTATGTGTTTTGATCGTTGTACTTTCATCAACAATCATCATTGTTTTACTTTTATCTTGAACACTTAAATATTTTTCTAAAAACTTTACACCCTTCGGTGATGAAATAGATTCGATATTCATTAAAAATATATTTAAAGGTACAGAATTCTTTTCTAATAAATCAGTTAAGTTCGCTTTTGTTTCGGGATCTTTTAAACTAGGGTCCCAGGTATGAATAACATATTTTGTTTTATCTGTTGATACAAATTCAATAATTTCTTTATACCAGTTACGATACACGGACTTCGGTGCAAAGATAACACAGTTATCCACATTTTTTTTATGATGTAGAATCATCATATCCATGATTGCGGTTATCGTTTTACCTGTTCCCATCTCCATTAAATAGGCAAAATTGTTGACGTTTTTGTCATGACAAGTTCGAACTGCCTTGAGTTGATGAAGAAAAGGTTCCTTCAAAAAAAAGTTAGCCATATACAAAATAATATATTGCATTTTGTTAGGATTTCAAGTATAAGATTTGTATTGAACAATTAAGTGTTTAGCTGACACTTATAGCTTGTGGCGGAACAACGTTTTTAACAGAGGCGTAACGCACAGGGGTGGTAGAGTAGGGCCAACTGGCTGAGGCTATCATGAGTAGGTTCGAGTAGGGCAGAGCAATGTTTATCTGTGTCCCGAAAGTTGGAGGTGAAACAACTAGGCCTCCCAAGCTGTTCTAAAACAAAGGAGGCAAACAAATGGCTAACACAATCAGCTTTGAGGATCTCAAACATGATGCAGGAGACCTTAGAAAGCTACAAGACAACGACTTAGATTCTTTAAGTAAACTTATTCAAAGACAATTAGATTTAGATGTTGAGATTGAAAACATCGAAGAAACACTTAAAGAAATAAAAAGAGAGCGTGAAGTTCTCTCTAGTGAGACAATTCCTTCAAAAATGCAGGAATTAGGTATCAATGAAACAACGATGAAAGATGGTAGTAAAGTGACTGTTAAAGAAGCTTTTCATTGTAAAATACCTTTAGAGAAAATAGATGAGGCTCACGACTATCTGAGAAATAATGACCTTGGTGATATAATTAAGAACAAGGTTTCAACAAGTTTCGGAACGGGTGAGGATAATATGGCAGGAGATTTAGCTGGATATATTGAATCTACCTATGGCATCACCCCGGAAGTGAAAGAATCAGTGCACCCTTCAACACTGAAGGCGACTTTAAAAAAGCGTCACGAAGAAGGACTCACGGACCCTGATGATCTCTTTGGGATTTTCATACGTCCAGAAACTAAAATAACAAAAGGAAAAAAGTAAATGACACAACAAGCAAAAACCAAAAACGAAGTTGCAAAGAAAGAATCTTCTGCACTCGTAGCGAATGCTATTGATCTAAGCTTAGTGGCTCAAGATCAAGGTCAAGGTTTGGCAAAAGTCGATTTAAATACGACTGCGTTGCCATTCTTAAAAATTCTTAGCTCTATGTCTCCGCAAACAAAAAAAGCTAAGAGTGAATACGTTGAAGGTGCAGAGGAAGGTATGATTTTCAACACTGTAACTGAAGAACTCTTCAGTGGTGATGAAGGTATCAAAGTCGTACCATGTTTCTTTGAACCTGTTCAACTCGAATGGTCTGACAGAGGTACTGGCTCCTCTGCTCCGATTGTTCACCCTGTGGATACCCCATTATTAAATAAGACCACAAAAGATAATGACGGTAAACTTAGGCTTCCACAGGGAACTTACTTAGAACGCACACATAATCATTATTGCCTCCTGCTTAATGAAGAAGGACTATCCTCGCAGGTACTTCTTTCTATGAAAGTGAGCGGTTTAAGTCGATCACGTAAGTGGAACAGTTTGATGCTTTCTGCTCAAGTAAAGCATGGGGATCAAGTTATTAATCCTCCAAGCTGGTATTATTCTTACCACTTGACAACCAAGCATCAGTCAAATGATAAAGGAGACTGGTACGGCTGGGATATTAAGAGAGCTGAACCTGTATCAGCAGATGTTTATCATGCTGGTAAGAAGTTCTTTGAAGCAGTGAAAAGAGGTTCTGTAGAGGTTAACTACGAACAATCTAGCGACAGTGCGGGTACTGAAGCTAGCGATAGCACTACTCCCTTTTAACTTGATTGGGGGGACTTCGGTCCCCCTTTTAATTCATGGAAGCGTATCTAAAGTTAAAAGAAATATTCAATGGTCTAACCCGAGCACATGGAGTATTTTACAAAGGTGAAAAAAAGGAAAGCGGAAAAGTCGGTGGCAAAGCTTTCATTATTAAAGAAGATGTAACCGACAAACATTGGAAAGACCATGTCGAAGGTATTGATCCTAGTCTTGGTATCATTCCTATCCGAGATGATTCTACTTGTTCCTGGTCTTGTATTGATGTTGATGACTATTCTATAGATGTACGCAAGACAATTGCTAATTATTCAAAATTAAATCTACCAATTATTCCCTGTCGATCTAAATCGGGAGGATTTCACTTATTTATATTTTTTAAAGAACCTGTTCTTGCTAAAGATGCGATTGCAAAACTTACAGAGATAGCTTCCGTGCTTGGATTTGCTGACTGTGAAATATTTCCAAAGCAAGAATCTCTGAATGCAGAGCGAGGTGACACAGGAAACTTCCTCAACCTACCTTATTTTAAAGGTGACATGAGTGGAAGATATGCTATGAACGAAAATGGTGAGTCTTTGACCATGGAAGAGTTCTTCAATTTGGTTTCTCAGAAGGCAATCACACATGACCAACTTCGAAACATATCTGTAAAGCCTTTAAAACAAAAAAAAGCCATTTTTGACGGCCCTCCATGCATCGAAATACTGCAAAATATGGGTATTTTTGAAGGATCGAGGGATGATGTGGTATTTCACTACTGTGTCTATGCAAAAAAGAAATATGGTCCAGGGGAATGGCAAAACAAAGTTATGGAGTTCAACGCAAACTATTGCAAACCACCCATGAGTTACGACCAAGTTAAAGTAAAAATCGATCAACACGATAAAAAAGATTACGGATACAAGTGTAAAGATGTTCCGATGCGATCTCATTGTGATAGTTCCAAGTGTCGAGTTCGAAAGTTTGGTATTGGTCGAGATGATGTGGAGATGAATATTGCTAATCTCACCAAATTAGAGTCCGATGAATCTGTTTGGCATCTCGATGTTGACGGCTCACGGATCACGGTCACCACGGATGAGCTAATGGACCAAAGATTATTTAGAAAAAAGGTTTTAGAGACACATACCAGTCTTCCGGTGGAGATGTCTAAGCGAGACTATGAGGCTCGTATTAGAGAATTATTGGAAAGCTGTGAAATTATTAAGATGCCAACCGAGGTGACAAAGGAAGGTCGTTTCTATTCACATTTAGAGGATTTTGTATACAATCAACACATCACCGATGAGATTGAAGAAGTGTTAAATCATAGTGTTTGGAAGAGTGACGGAAAAATCTATTTTCAGTTATCAAGCTTAGAGCGATACCTTCGTAAAATACAATTCAAAGAATTTTCAACTACACAAATGGGTTCACTGATCAGGGACAAAGGCGGAGACTCTAAACAAATGAGAATAAATAAAAACTCGGTGAAGAATTTATTTTTTATACCTGATCCTAAACCTCAGAATGAAGCCAAACTTGTTATACCGAAAGTCAAAGACAATGTCCCATTCTAAAATAAAAAAGATTTATGGACCACCAGGCACAGGCAAAACGACATTTTTGTTAAATATTGTGGAGCAAGAATTAGAAACGAACTTGACACCCGAGGATATAGCTTTCGTTGCTTACACCAAGAAAGCCGCAAGCGAGGCTATAAATAGAGCTTCTCATAAGTTTAAGCTCGATCAAAAAGATTTCCGTTATTTCAGAACTATTCATAGTTTAGCATTTCAATGTTTAGGTTTATCGACAAACGATGTGATGAAGCCGAAGCACTACACAGAAGTTTCGGAAGCAATGAAAGTGGATCTTGCACCGAAAGATACACATGATGATGATGGTAATTTTATTCAACAAGATCCTTATTTAAAAATTATTGACTTATCTCGAATAACAGGAGTGGGTTTGTATGAAACCTTTTCTAAGTTTGGTCACATTATTGGTGGTTGGAGAAAGTTAGAACAGATTTCTGAATATCTTAAAGAGTTCAAAAAAACTAGAAAATTATATGACTTTACTGACATGCTCTTAGAGTTTAATCTTAGACCTGAAGTATGGCCAAATATAGAGGTATTAATCGTTGACGAGGCACAAGACCTATCGCTCGTACAGTGGCAAGTTATTACAAACCTCATATCTAAATGCAAAAGGGCATACATCGCTGGTGATGATGACCAGGCTATTTTCAAATGGGCTGGTGCAGATGTTAATACATTTCAGTCTTACCCTGGCACTTCTGTTGTACTTAATAAATCCTACCGAATACCTAAATCCCACCACTTCGTGGCATCCAAGATCGTTCGAAATATCAAAGATCGAGTGGAAAAGGAATGGGAAGCAAAAGATGAAGAGGGTAAAGTTGTTACAGTTTATTCACATGAAGCCATCCCTTATAAAGACAAAGAATGGCTCGTCCTCGCAAGGACTAAATACATACTTAATAAAGTTGAAAAGTTCTTCTTGGAACAGGGTTACTACTACGCACGATTTGGTCAAAGCAGCATAGCGGACAAACTCAAACATGCGATCGCTTCCTGGAATAAAATATCCGAAGGAGAAACAGTTAGTTTAGATGGTGTCAAAGCCATGTATGAATACATGAGTTCGGGTGTGGGTGTTCAGCGTAACTTTAAAAATTTAAAAAATATTGATGACAAAGAAAAGTTTGATTATGAAAAACTTTTATTTCAACATGGTTTGTTAATTCAAAAAACAGCGACATGGTATCAGGCACTAGATAAAATACCGTATGGTAAAGTGATATATATCCGACAGTTAATGAAAAGAGGAATTAACATCTGGCAAAAACCACAAATAGAGATTTCTACGATACATGGTGCAAAGGGTGGAGAGGCAGACAATGTCGTTTTACTTTTAGACTTATCGAGAAAAGCCGAAGAAGCATTAGTCAACAACCCTGATGATGAACACCGAGTCTTTTATGTAGGGGCAACCCGAGCAAGAAAAGAACTTTGGTTGGTGCGTTCAGAATCAGATCGAGAATACTTGGAGGTCATACGATGAAAAAATATATTCACGTTAATCAACATGTCATTCGTAGTAACAAAAAGAATAATGAGAATGAGCCTGTGATTACTGTTAAAGAAGGTAAGAAAAATACTTACTGTCATGAGGTCATCATCAACGGACCTTCTCGAGTCAGATATGGTGGCAATGATAAAGCTATTCTATCTTGTGGTGCTCGAGTTGTGATTGAAACAGAAGCAGATATAGAAATGAGGTACTTATGAGAATCGTATATATTGACGGGAAAGTAAAAATATCTTTAATAGAGGAAGAAATGAAAGCCATCAAAAAGAACTGGCCACAACCTATAGAAATTGACAAACGTTGGATACCATTCTTGGTAGAAGATATTGCAAATGTAAATTTAGAAGCATGGAAAGATACGTTTAAAGAAGAATGACGATACAAAATCCACTTTTTCAACCACCCAGTGAATGGGTTTGTCCTGAGTGTATTGATTACAAAGGACAAAGTCCTGTTGCGATTGATTTAGAAACTTATGATCCAGGAATCAAGGACCACGGACCAGGTTGGGCAACGGGTAATGGTAAAGTCGTGGGTGTTGCGATTGCTTGGGAAGGTTTCAAAGGATACTTTCCAATCGAACATGATGCTCCCGGTAACTACGATAAAAAAGTTTTTATGAGACAGTTTCAAGACATGCTTGATCGTTGTCCTGAAATTGTTTGTCACAATGCCATGTATGATATTGGTTGGATGAGAAGAATGGGTTTACGAATTACTTCTAAGATTTGGGATACCATGCTCATGGCTCCTATCTTAGATGAAAATAGAATGCGATATTCTTTAAATGTTGTTAGCAAAGATTATTTAGGGGAAAAGAAATCGGAATCTCTTTTATATGAAGCAGCCAAAGAGTGGGGTGTTGATGCAAAAAATGATATGTGGCGATTACCTCCGATGTATGTTGGTCCTTATGCAGAACAAGATGCTGAACTCGCTTTAAAATTATTTCATGTATTACAAAGAGAAATACTAGCACAAGATTTAACTCACATTAATGAGTTAGAACATCAAGTCCTTCCTGTCTTAATTGATATGAAATGGAATGGTGTAAGAGTTGACGTAGATAAAGCCGAACAAACAAAAAACAAACTTCTCAAACAAGAATCTGAACTTCTTAAACAGGTTAAAGAAGAGACAGGAGTTGCTGTGAATGTATGGGAAGCAAAATCTATATCAAAGATGTTCGATGCGTTATTCCTTCCTTACGCACGGACTGAATTGACGGGTGCTCCTAAATTCGATAAGCATTTCCTCCGCACTCACGAGCATCCGTTAGTTCAAGCAGTCGCTCAGGCTCGAGAATATAACAAAGCTCGAACGACTTTTATTGATACCATTTTAAAGCATGAACATAATGGAAGAATTCATGCCGAGATAAACCAATTACGTGGAGATGGGGGTGGCACCGTCACAGGTAGACTGAGCTACAATACACCTAATCTACAACAAGTTCCTTCCTCGAAGGTTTTAGGATCGATGATACGCTCGCTCTTCTTACCCGAAGAGGGAATGCAATGGGGTGCGTTTGACTATTCTCAACAGGAACCACGTCTCGTGGTTCACCTCGCTAGTCTAACGAATGGCGGGTTGAAAGGAGCTGATGAGTTCGTCAACGCATACCATGAAGATCCGAATACAGACTTCCACACCATGGTCTCGGAGATGGCTAAAATTGATCGAAAAAAGGCTAAAACAATCAATCTAGGGCTATTTTATGGTATGGGTAAGGGGAAACTATCCTCGGAGCTAGGACTGACTCCTGGCGAGGCTGAGGACCTTTTTGAGAAGTATCACTCTCGTGTCCCTTTTGTCAAAGAGATGATTGAATTAACCATGAAAAAAGCGGCTGATATCGGTCACGTAAGAACCTTACTCGGTCGTAAATGTCGTTTTGATGAATGGGAGCCTATACGATATGGGGTTCACCGACCACTGCCCAGGGCCGAAGCGGAAAGAGAGCATGGTAAACAAATTAAACGAGCTTATACATACAAAGCTTTGAACAAGATTATTCAAGGATCTGCCGCTGATATGACAAAGAAAGCAATGGTTGATCTGCACGCTGAAGGTATTACTCCACATATTCAAGTTCATGATGAACTAGATTGTTCTTTTGACAGTGAAGCACAAAAGAATAAGATCATGGAAATTATGAAAAACGCAGTACAGTTAGAAGTACCCGTTAAATTAGATTGTGAGGTAGGACCATCATGGGGCGAGGCGAAGTAGATAAAAAATTAGATAGCAAACTTGAAGCTACACTCTGTCCGCAATGTTCTTATGAACATGTAATCGTCCCGATGTTTCGAACTCATTCCAATAATTATCATTGCCTTTTATGCAAGACAAGTTTTCAAAAAAGAGTTAATGGTCGAACTATTTTTCTTCCTGTAAACGAACCTGATGTTGAATTTGAAGCTGACTTTTCAGTTTAGCAACGGCAGTTAATAAATTAGTTTTTTGCAAGGGACCACTAAATCTAAAAACTTTTGCAATACACAAAATTCCTTTCATGTTTCGACCGTTGCTATCCCAAAATATTATCATTTGCACAACTAGCATGCAATCATAACAAAACAAATAACTTAATTTTCTGTGTATAACTCTCTAAGCAGAGTTAACCAGTTTAGTTGTGCAGAATCCTGCTATATACATATTAGGATCTGCTGACTCGACTTGGCTTTTAAAATACTGCACATAACCTAAACAATCAGAAACACTTTCAAAAGGCTGATTTAAAGGCTGTATCGTACAAGACTTCTCCAGGGGAGTCACTGTGCTTTGTAAACAAGCTATTAATATTAAAAATACTTTCATTTCTACCCCCTTGACATTTATATCATAAACTCTTATATTATTCTAAGAAATTAGGACATATGGTTTATTTATTAATTGTACTACTTACAGTGATGTTTTGCATCGCTAAATTTAGATGGGTTATTGGTATAGGCCTGATGTCTTACGTATTATTAGTATTGACAGGAGTTATTTAATGGATGCTACCAAATACAAATCCGTGGCAATTAAGGTCGCTGTGTATAATAAAGCACGACCGATGGCAGAACAAGACTACTGCACCATGGGTGGATTTATACAAAAACTGATCGAACAAGAGGAGAAGAAAAGAAATGGCAAAGTACGAAAGTAAATCATTAGAGTTTAGAAA